CTTGTGCCATCTCTAAGAGTTTAAATCGTAGTTCAAATGGATTAGACATATTGTCCTTTCTCTGTGTGTGTTGTGTGTGTCTTACAAACATTATTGTTTATAAGTAACGGGGAATTTTTCTGTTCCCAAGGAAATTCCCCAACTACCTCGGCTATATGTTACGCAGCGAGTGCGTAAGCATATGCGGGACTATAATCGGAATTATTTGCGATTAAGTTTAATTTGATGTTGGTCATCGCCCTATTTGTTCTCTCTGTTACTCTCATTCACAATCGAAATCCTTGTCACCCCCATCAAATAAGCACAAAATCAAGACTCCAAATTAACACTAGCGTGATAATAAAAATAATTATAGCTATTGTAACCTCTTTGACGTCCATCTAATCTGATGCTCCTTTGGTGGAGGTGGCCGGAATCGAACCGGCGTCTTGCTAAACTACCCTACAGGTCATCAAACAAATTCTAAGAATATTTATATATTACATCTTTTAACGGTTGAATCCATCTATCCCGCTTTTCAATAAGTAACTGCGGTTGTTCATTTTCAACTGCCATAATTATGACAATTGTGTCTACAGGAATACCTGTTCTTTCTTCATATGCCACCGCATAAAATGCTCCTTGCATAAAATAACTATGGCAATGCTCCCATGCTTTTATTCTATTACTAGTCTTATAATCTACAACTGAAAGTCTACCATCAAATTCTGCTATCAAGTCAGTTCTTCCAGCCAATTTGAAATGGTCAGAGTAGAGCGCCCCCTCTACTACATGAATGTTGTCAATCCTATTTAATAATGGTTCAATAGATTGAAACATCTCAACTTCATTAGGCATCCCACTATCTAGAAATCCGTCTTGGTTTTTGATATACCTTTCACAGAGATTATGTACGCTTGTTCCTCTGCGGGAAGCTTTTGTCGAAACTTTATTGGCTTCCTTTTCTCCAACCCTTGCACGCCAAGCTTGTATACCAGCTTTGGACAAATTTGATAACAATGTTGTAATGGATTGATAGTTACCATTGGGTGTGACATAAAACCTCTTTCCATTATTGTATTCAACCTGCAGTTCATTTAAATCTGCGGGTACATGATTAAATTGTTTCATAATATTATTCTGGAATATTCATAGTACTTTTATAAGTGTTTCTTTTAATATCCTTTAGCCTATCCTTCATCCATAACGGCGTACTTTTCTTGTGCCCAGGCGATGAAATATTATCATACGCAAACCCAGGCACAGCAGGACTTTGCCTCACATCTCCATCATTACATTCCATACAATGACCCTCTGGCACTTTTCTATCTGCTATGGGTAATTGCTCTTCAAATGTATAACCACATTTATCACAAGCATAATCATACGTTGGCATTATAACCCTTTCAAAGATTGTAATAGTTTTTCTTATTATAAAAAATATGAGTATCAATTTTCACCGTTTTCTCCCTCGCTCTTGCCCATCTTGGCGCATCAATATAATCCGCATGATAATGAGTCGCAGAATCCGTGATATCCAATAATCCTGGAGTCTTCATTACATACTCAGCAATTCTCTGAGATTCTCTCCATGCTGGACTCTCATTTGGAGTATCGCCTTTACCATCACAATACCAGGAAAATTGGCACTGATCTCTTTTGGGGAATCCACTAGAGGTATGTGCTCCTTCATAAACTACTCCACAAATTGATTCTGGATATTGTTTTGCTTTAACTCTATTGAGTGTTACTTGAGCAACCGCTAATTTTCCAGCAGTTGATTCAATTGCAGCTTCAAAATATATATTCAACGCTAAACATTTTTTTTGTTCTGGGTCCAAAAGTATTCTAGGTGGAAGCATTGATTCTTTATCGAATATGTGTGGGGTAAATTTTGCTTCATTAATCACCTTTGGCATAACCCAAATTTGCTGTGTAGTACCTGAATTTAATTGCACTGCTGCAAATAACATCAGACCTACAAATAAAATAAATTTCTTCATATGCCTCTTTTAAATGAGTTGACAATACCATTCTAGGAAATACTAGAATGTCTCACACTATTTAATTATTAGTTAATATGTGCTTTTTCAGCAGATGAGCCTTGTCGGCCGCGGCGTGGACTTCTAACTACCATATCAGTAGCCCATGTGTGAGGAAGGTAATCTTTATAATCAAAATCTGAACTCCATTTATCTTCTCCGAGTTCAGTAGTGAACTTCTGTTCACTGGAATTCCAATCCATTGTCAATTGTACACCAAAAGCTTTTGCTAATACTACTACAATTTGTCTAGGTAGCCTAGATCCACGTGTTACATCTAATTGCCTCAATTCAGCTTCCTCCGTTGTCTGCACACCATTTGCTGACTTCGTTAAGTTGATGATTCTCTCTTCTAAGGGTTTTATTATGTTCACGGTAGTAAATCTGGAAAAGTGTCTTTAACTAAGTTGTAGGTTAATCCCCTACATTTGATTTTTTTATCTTTTATTTGAAGAAGCAATTCTGCTTCTGAAGGATGTATACTTTCTAGTAATTCTATAAACAAATATTCTCTCCGTGATTGTTTTAAAGCGGTGTTTCCACCCTCAACAAACAAATATAGTTTTCTTACTAAACCATACAAATATGTAGGACTTGGTTCACTAGCATCACCTATAAATCTGTATGGTGGAACTCCTGGTGGTAACAGGAATTTGAGATTCGGGTCAAACGCATATCTTAGAAGTTCTCTAAGAGCTGAGTTATCATATTTGATTAAGGTTGCTTTCTTTTGATCCTTGGTTTTAGCCTTTGCGACTTCTCCAAATATAAACGGTAAACTTTCTGTTGCCATATCAAAACTCTTCAATATATTCCATAAGATTTTTCAAACGTTTATTTACAAAATAGTTCATCAATTGACTTCTGTCGCCTGATGACTGTTCTGTATAGCTGTTGATTATATTTATACAAATAGTTTCTGGTAATTTGCTCAAATCCACCAATTGTTCATTGCGATAATAATTTCTAAGAATCTCTTCTGTACCACAAAAATCTTTTGGGTCTTGATCTCTCCAACTATCTAATTTCTTTTTAGTAACTGGCTTCTGCCTTACACCCTCAGTAACAAAGACATCATCTCCAGATAAAATGTTTGGAACACCATCTCCAGTATCTCCCTTAACAATCTTTTCATAAAGTGACTCATATGGATCACCAATTACCCACTTTTTCTGTAATGGCGACCATTGCTCAACCCCATTAAATTTCTGTAACTGTATGAAATCCTTATCACTAGAAATAATTAGGGTAGGACCAAGAGTCTGTTCCCCTGGGAGTATATCTTTCTCTAAACCATTAAAATGATCTGTGAGAACTCCAATTATATCATCAGCTTCAGCGCCTTCTATATAGACTACCTTATATGGAAAGTGTTCTTTCAAATCATCTCTCATAATATTAAGGCATTCATACAAATATCCCCAATCTACATCAGAATCTTTTTTAAGTTTACGACGACTAGCTTTATAATTGGGGAAAATTTCTTTCCTCCAATTCTTACGATGATCACAACAAATAATCATCTCACCATACTTTTTGGAAAATTGATTGCGAAAAAGGCGTATATTATTGAGAATTACATGCCTTAACATATCTTCTTCGACAACTCCTTCACCCTTTGAGGCTGCCATAAATCCGCCTATAACAATTTGACTGTAATCTAATAATATCATTTAGTGGCCTTTTGATCTTCAATTCCCATCTTTAAAGACTCCAAAAAGGAAGTCCATTGATTTATTCTAATATCCCAATTATAAAATAAATCATAGTATTGCTTTTGTAAATTCAAAAGAGATTGAGTTTCGTCTTTCCAATAAGCATCAATAGCACGTGCCAATATATGTGCATGCACAGCAACATGACGCTTTGGATCTGGTTCATACCCATACAACCAAGCAAAATTAGCACAAGTTTCTGGAAGTGCTGCAAGATTTGGACATACTACCATACATTTAGCACTTAAAGATTCTAGAGCAGTAATACAAGCAGTTTCCATATAAGTTGATGGATAAGCCATAATATGATTCTTTGTCAACTCTTCTCTAATAGTATCATTTGGGACAGATCCACTATAATTGACTTGATCCATTTCTTCCGCTTTTCTATAGACATGCCGATATTGTTCATCCATATGTGGTCTGTCATAGATTTTAAAACTGGAAAAAACATTCAATTCAGCCGCCTTAACTGCCTCAGACGTATGTTGTTCCTTCATCAGTTCCCACGCTTCTAAAAGAACTTCAAGTCCTCTATGTGGTGTGCTGAAATAGATACAATTAATTTTATCTGTTGGTTTCTCATGTACTGGAATAGGATCAATAGCGTGTTGAATGGTAACACCGTGGTCATACGGCACGCCAAGATAAACTCCATATTGATATTGCTGCCAATGAGAGACAAAAATAATCTTCTCAAATTGCAACATAGCATTTGGATCTTCTTTTAAAAATTGTACTTCTGGATCTTGGGCTAAATCATGTACCCAAAACAGGCGAGGCTTATCTTCTAATTTTCTCTTACGAGAAGCAATCCACTGAAAATAATTTTTCAAGTCTGGATCAAGTCTTGAAAATAACCACTTCTGCACCAATTCTGTACCACCCATCGCTTTGGGGGTTTCCTCTGGTGTCACTATTTCAATATCATCATTTTCACTAAAATCTATCTTTAATTCAGGTATTCCAACAGGCATTATCCTCCATCAATTTAATAACATTTTTTCAATTTCTAATTGTTCATCTTCTGTTATATGTTCTTGTGCCTTTTCTAAAGATAATGGCACCATATCTCCATCTTCGTCTTCATGAAGCACACACATTTCCCCCTCAACCTTTCCCCCTTTGTTATATTCTAATTCAAAAACAAATGCAACACCTGAATCTGTTTTGATAAAAAGTTTCCCTTCAATAGCATGAGGGGCGGGGTGGTTTTCAAAACCTTCTCCATGCTCAAACCCTTTATCCAGTTTATTAATAGTC